AGATGATCGCTGGCACCAACACCGACCCGATCCACCTGTCTACCGGCTTACTCACGAACAAAGAGAGAAAGTCAGGCGAGTCGAAGCAGAAGAAGTACTCATGGATTGCTCGCAATATGCAGTTCGACCATATCGCTATCCTGCTCGATGAGCCGGGCGCCGGTACTCCAGAAGAAGGCGTCGGCATGTTCGTGAATGCCGATGGTCAGGAAGGCGAAGTCGAAACGGCAAGCCTCGTTGAAGCCGCAAATAGCCTCAAAGATGGGCTGCTTAACAAAGTGAAGTTCTTCCTCACCCATAACTCAGATGCCTCATTCGATGAAATCTACCAGATGCTGCGTGAAGCCATTCGCGCGCCGTCAGGCAGCGATATTTATCGCTATGTCGTGACCGTATGGCCAGACAAATTCATCTTCGAAGAGGGCAATAAGCTCTTCCAGCAAAAATACCTCATCGACGACAGCACAGTCACGCTGGTCGGCGATCCAGTAGAGGTCGTGCGCAAACCAACTGAGTACGAAGTCAAAACCAACGGAGAAACAAACCCGATGAAAGAGAAGATGATCGCCGCGCTCAATGCCGCAGGCGTTAAAACCGAGGGGCTGACCGACGATCAGGTCTGGGATGCCTATAACCAGCAGGTACAGAAGAAAGCAGGTGACCAGCCGGGTACTCAGATTAACTCTGACGCGATTACCGCGGCAGTAAATCTGGCAATTAAGCCGCTGACTGACGAGATCAGCACGCTGAAAACTCAGCTGCAGGCCAACGCTGAGAAAGACCTCAAAACCAAGCGTGATGCGGTCAAAGCGAAATTCCCGTTCATGACCGAAGCGGCGATCAACTCGCTGGCCGGCGAGGCGCTGAACGACATGTATGCGCAGTGCCAGACCAGCACCGGTCTGAACCCGGCATTCCAGGGGAATGGCGCTCAGAGTGAAATCCTTTCTATGGAGGCTCCTGAATAATGGCTCTCGCACCTCGTTTCCATACCGTAATCGCGGGCCCGGCCCGCAAGAATGACCCGCAGGTCATTGAAGCAATCATGGCGGCGGCAGTGAAGCCTGGGGCTCTGGTAATGCTGGATAGCACAGGGAAACTGGCCGTTCACAATGTTGCCGGCGGTGCAGGCGTTGCCCTGGTACTCCAGCACAATTATATCGGTGGCGGTGATATTCGCGATGCAGTGCCGGCCGGGGATACTGGCGCGGCCATCATGTGCGAAGACGATGTCGATTACCACATGCTGGTAAAAGCCGGAGAAGTGTTGCTGGAAAACGAAGGTCTGGTTTCTGCCGGTGACGGCACACTGGCCAAGTCGACCACTCCAGCAACCGACCAGGTCCTCTTCTTTTCACGCGAAAAAATCACCGTTGGCGCTGAAGCCCAGCTCGTGAAAGTTCGCAAATCAGGGAAAGCTACCGCATGAGCATGATCGTATTTAACAAAAAGCTGGTTACTGAACATAACCAGATCAAGAAGGCATGGAATCAGCTGCTGATGCAGCGCGAATCCTTCAACGTTAACCAGAACACCATTTCCGCTCAGTACGGCGGCGCGCTGGAAGTTAACCAGGCTGCGCTGATCTCTAAAGACTACTGGCGTGAAGTGGACAACATCACCACCCGAGTCTTCCGCAACGACGAAGGTAACGGCCTGCTTGATGACCTGCTCGGTCTCGGTACGCCGATCTCTATCGGCAAGACGGCTGCGCTGTACCGCGTTTCCAGTGACGCTGGCAAGGTTCATCGCACACTGACTGGCCATGTTCCGGAAGAGCTGGATAAAGTCATCTACGACGAAGCCGCCGATCCCGATCTTTAACACCGGCTACAGCCGCGAATGGCGTGAGTGGAACGGCATGCAGTCCGAAAACCTTGACGCAATGGCCGATGACCAGGAAGCGCACGTTGCGGCTATCCGTGAAGACATGGCTGACTACATGCTTTCAGGCGATGCGAAGGTGAAGGTGAAGGGCTATGTCGGCGCTGGTATCACCAACCACGCCAACACCAACCAGGTAGACCTGAGTGCGTCAGGCCTCAACATCGACCTGACCACCTCGACTCCTGATGAATCAGTAGCATTCTTCACCGGTCCGTTCGCCAAACTGCTGGACGATAACTACGTTCAGGAGAAGGTAAAGGTGTGGGCATCCCCGGATATCATGCGCAACCTGAACCGACCGTATTCCGATGCCGCGGGCTTCAAAGAAGGCACTGTGCTGGAATACATCCTGCGCTATGGTCGCATCGAGTCCTTCAACCAGACCTTTAAGCTGACCGGTAACCACTTCATTGCGTACGTTCGCAACTCGCAGTACATCAAGACGCGCATCGCCGCGCCGGTGGGTACCTTCATGATCCCGCGACAGAATCCGTTCGACAACTACAACACCCTGGTCTGGAGTGCAGTTGGTCTGCAGATTAAGCGTGATTTCAACGGTCGCTCTAAAGTCTTCAACGCACAGGGTTAAGGGGCTTCGGCCCCTTTTCTTCGGGAGAAAGCATGAAAACGTTAAAGGTCGAGAAAACCGGCTGCTGGGGCATGGTTGATGGCGTCTTCCAGCAACTTCCTGTTGGCCACGAATTCGTCGCGGCGGACGTTCCTGCAGCTTTTGCTGGTCGTGTGTCGGTGGTGGGCGAAGTGGAAGAGCAAGCGCTGGAAGTAGCCACGCCGGGCAATGACGCTGTAGAGCAGGCAGAGCAGGCAGAGCAGGCAGAGCAGGCAGAGCAGCAGGAAGAATCTGCCAGCAAATCGAAGAAGGCGAAATAACCATGGCTGACCCAATCACAGCGGCAGACGTGCAGGCGTTCCTCGGTGAGTTGGGTTACTCCATCCCGGCCGCTCTGCTCGATCCGATTCTCTGCGTAGTGAACAAGATTATCCCGTGCCTCGATGGTGCGGGATATGACGACTGCACGGCAAAGCTCATCCTGATGTATGCCGCTGCGCTCATGGCGACGTCTTCCGGTGCCCGGCGAATAAAATCGCAGGGGGCGCCATCAGGGGCGTCGCGCTCGTTCGATTATGGAGATGACGGCATTACCTGGCTGCGTGACTCGCTGGCGAAACTGGATACCAGCGGCTGCACTGGTGAGTTACCGATCAGCGCCGGGAACAGTGTGGGCCTGTTTATGGTGGTCGGGGGCTGCTAATGGCGTGGGTTTCAGTTCAGCAACGGCTACCGCGGACGTTTACCCGGGTGTGGGTGATCACCGATACCGGCCAGCAAACGACGGCGTACGTGAAAAGCGACGGCGAGTGGTTCATCAACTGCGACCGCATACGCGCCACAGGCGCCGCTGTGCTGCGATGGAGGGATGACTGATGTCGGCAACCGCTAATTGGTCATACACCGCGACGGCGACAATCTGGCGGCGCATACGCGATGCCGACGGTAGCGATACCGACGGCGGAGGTCAGCCGTACGGGTGGGAAGCGCCGATCGCTATCATCTGCGACTACCAGGGCGGACTCTCTGCAAAAATCGGTGACCTTGGCCGGGAGCTCGTGGTTAAAAATACGATATGGACCGAGTACGCAACGGCGCGGGAGGGAGATTACATCCTGATTGGCGCGTCGACCGATGCGGCTCCGCCGGATGAGGCCGACGAGATACGGCAAATCGTCCAGTTCGCAGATACGTTCGAGCGACTGGCGGACGATTTCGCACTGATTACGGGAGTCTGATTATGGGCGCTAAAGTTCGCGGCATCCGCCAGGCCAAGGCCAACCTCGATCGCATCATCAAAGACGTCCAGGGGCGCAAAGTAGTGCGAGCAATCCAGTCTGCGATGCTTATCGGTAGCGCGCAGGCCGCGCTTTACACCCCGATCGATACGTCGACGCTCATCAACAGCCAGTTCCGGGAAATCATGGCTAACGGCACCAGGGTAACCGGGCGCGTTGGTTACTCCGCCAACTATGCGGTTTATGTTCACGACCCGGAAGTGAAGCAGACCTTCAGACGTGCGACTGCGCAGAAAGAGTTCTTAACGAAGGGCTTCGAGGATACCCGCAGCCAGATTGACGCGCTGGTGAAGAAGGAGTTGTCATTATGAATCGCACTATCCATTTTGCCGGAGATGGCCTCGGCCCTCGCAAAGTATTTGTGAATGGCAACCAAATCGACGGGGTATTTTTTGCTGATATCCAGCGCGGAATTGTTCGATATCATCCAAGGCCATTCAGAGCTCATAAACGCCGTAAAGGCGAGCTCTACGAGCGTACTTTAAAGGGGCGCGTAGAAGTCCTTCCATGTGGAGAAGCGCAATGACCCCTCCGATGTATATGCGCCTCAAAGACCTGTTTGTGGCTGAGGGGCTTGCCGCGGGGTTTAAGGTCCAGTGGCGGCAATGGCGCGATACCGGGAAAGATACTGATCAGTTCATCGTATTCCGGTCTTCAGGCGGTACCGATATCACCTTTGACCTCGGCGGCGACTGGTATGTGATGGTTGATGTGATCTCCTCGAAGGCGAATCCCGATGCTGCTGACGCCGCGGTAAACGCCATTGTCGAGTACATCAGCGCTCAATCTGGCGCCGATGATTGCGTTGGCACGCTGCGGCTTGTCGGTAATGTCCCGGCGCCGATCCCCACCGAAGAGGGCCGGTTAGTAACCCGGCTGCTCGTATCCTGCACATACGGCGAATAATCGTCAGAATCACCCATCAGGCTGCCATATGGCGGCCTTTTTTAATTGAGAGGCATACATGCAAGGCTGCGCTAATGACACCGGCAAGCTGATTGGTAAGGTGGCCGTGCTCCGCATGGCTTTTGGCTGTGCTGATACGGTTCCTGCGCTTTCAGAATGGAAGCGACTCGGCGCCATGACCACCAAGGGCTTCGACTACTCCATGAATACCGTCACCTCTGAGGCTGACGATACGAAAGGTCTGGTTGAGAACCTGGTCAACAACATGGACTTCACCATCTCAGGAGAAGGTGAGTTCCGCAAGAAAGACAAGACGACGGAAGTCGGCGCTATTGCCATCTCGAAATATATTTTCGATGAAGTGCAGGCAGGCCGTCAGCCGACAGTCTGGGTCCGCTTCGACTTCACTGGTGAAGACGCCGGCACTTATATCATGGGCTACTTCAACACCACTTCCTGGTCTGGTGATTTCGGCACCTCTGATATTTCCACCTTCTCCGGAGAGTGGAAAGTAGCTGATGCAGACACGGTGGTATTTGAGGTCGCTCCGCCGGCGCTGGCGTTTACCACCAACCTGCCGACGACCAAGAGCGTGGCTGCCGGATCGGCTCTGAATATGTCGGTCGTGGTTGAGGGTG